TATTTTATCGTCACTTTTGACGTGATAAACCGCGTTAATATCCGCAGAGGAATCAGTAACTCGACCTCTTTTATTTCTCGCTTTAATATGAGGTGTTTTAGTAATTTCTTGCACTCTTTCGCCTGTTGCTTTATAAAAAAGCTCTTCAGCATCTTTGAATTTACCAGATTTATAAAGAGCCCAAAAGCCCTTAGCCACATCTTCCGACTCTTTTTTGATTCTATCATACATCTTTTTAGGCCCACGAAAGACCTTGTTAATGTCGCGAGAAACTGCATTTTCGCCGAGCTTTTTAGATTTTGTACTATTCGTGTAAGGCTGGGTAACTGTCGCCATGTCAGTACATAAAAGTATTGATTGCTGGTTTAATAAATCTAAACTATCACGACCAACTAACTTAATGTATTCGTCAATAGTATCCCTAAATTTGCCGTATTGTCTGCCCCAGTGTGACTCATCAAAAGTTATCATTGAGCACCTACAAAGTAAAAAGTTGAACAAACCTCCCCTTTGTCGATCCTTGAAACGCGCCACTTTTGACCGTCATTAGTCCAAATGTCGCCCTTTACTACTGTCTTTCCTACAAGGTCAGCAGCGCTCACTAGTAAAGTGCAGTTCTTGTCATCAATTGCACCCCCAAAAGTAGCTTCACTCTCGAAAGTGCCTTGATTGTATATGCCTGTTATTGTTACAGCTCCCTTAACAAATGAGACGCCGCCAATAGTCGGAGTAGCGTCTACAAGTGCATTTTTAAGAAAGGCGAACAATGAATTAGACATAATTACTTTTTCTTTTCTTTAACTTCTTCTGTAATGACTTCGACGGCTTTTTTAAATTTGACGAATCTCTTAAGACCATCAACAAAAACACCGCACTCGATAAAATCAGTCTCAGCGCCACCTTTTAACTTGTTGACGTATTTAAGCTGTTTATCTAAAGGCACGCTTGAGTCATTAACTAAAACGTTTTCACCGTTTGCCTTAATTCCAATAGTAACAAATTTTTTCATAAAGTATCCTTAAAAAGAGCGCCCCATCTAAGAGGCACTCAATTAATTTATTAAGCCGAAGTAATTAAACGTCCGGCAGTACCGTCAAGTACACCAGCACCGAACATAACGTCAAAACTCATCCAGTCATTTCTCGATGAAGTTGATCCCCAGTAATTCCACTGAACGCTCAGATTAAGACCTGGGAGAGTGATAATCTGAGAGTCTACAAGCTGACTTACAGCTGAACCCATTAAAGGTATGCCAGAGCCTACGCCGATAGCTTGAGGATCACAAACAACGCCTACCAAGTTAGCTTGTCCGCCTGCCCAGTTGCTATTGTGATAAACACCGTCATATCCAAGCAAGCCCGGATTTCCACCATTTACAGAAACACTAAAACCGTCACGGTCTGTTGGCATTAGCTTTGCATAGTAAGGCCCTGAAAGAATCAGATTCTTCATGTTTGCTTTTTCAAGAACGCCCCAAAGTTCAGTAGCATCACTTGAATCAAAAGCAGGGGCCGCTTCAGTCTTTGCAATTGCAAAGTTACCAGCAACCAAAAGAGCGTTGATTTTTGCCTGAATAGCATCTGCAAAGATAGTACTATTAATGTTGATTAAGTGTTGCAACTTGTGGCCACTGTTAAGCTCAGCTGAAGTAATATGAAAAGACTTTGAAACGTGGTTAACGGTTACAGGCATGGCCACTAAAGTAGTGTCGCCAGTTTCAAAGTTTGTTGGATTTTCTTGAGCAGCACCGCCAGCCGTAGCTTTGCGGATTTGCATAGTAGCTAGTGGCGCCATTGGGTCAAGGCTAAAATCACTAGAATAAGCCGCAAGTGAAGCGAGCTTATTTTGTAAAACAGTGATAGTTCTTTCTGTCACTATATCGGCCAATAAGCCTGCTGGAATTGTATTTGCCATTTTTAGTTACTCCTAGTTAAATGACTTCTTCATGATTTCTTTTTTATTCGCTTGGTAATAGGCGAATCTTTGGTCTTTGTCTTTAATAGACCCGTAGATTTTCAAAACGTCCGCGTCTTTTTCTTGATCTTCTGCAACCGCTTCGATTGCTTCATGGCCAGCTTGACCGACAACCGAAATAGCTGCTAGATTGACTTTCTTGTCAAAGTCGCTGACTGCATCGACTGCCTTCTGTTCAACTTCTGCAATCTTTGACTCAGCGGCCTCTTTTTGAGTTGCTAAAGCTTCATTGATCTTTTGTGTTGAATCTAGCTTATCGGCAAGTTCAGCGTTTGCGCTTTCTATTTCTGCGACCTTAGCAAGTAGGCCGTCTCTCTCACTCAAAGCAACATTCAAAGAGCCTTGCAACTCTTCAATTTTTACTTTAAGTTCTCTGTTTGTGCTTCCGAATATACTCATTCATAAGCTCCCGTGTTTATTAAGTTAATAACTTCTCTTATATCCATAACTAAATGGTCCACCAACCCATATTTTGCAGCGTCATCACCATCAAAACATTGCCCTTCAAGGTATTGCTCATCAATATCCCTGTCAGCTGTGACTTCTGCTTTAAATAGATTATGCAACTTATTGACCGATGCTTGCAACATGTCACGGTCTTCTTCTGTAAATTCTCTTAAGCCTAGTGCCTTATATTTGCCAGATTTAAAAAGCTCTAATTTATAACCGTCTTTTTCACGCTTCACTGAGTCATTCATAATGGCAATATAGACACCGACTGACCCAATTTTGCTTGATTGGGTCGCAAAGAATGAAGTACATTGTGACGCTAACCAATAGCCTGCACTTGCGCACTGTGTTTCACAGAATGCAAAAATAGGCTTTTCATAGCTTAAGTCTTTAATTGCTCTCCCTGCCTCGAATACGCCAGTGGAAACCCCACCGGGTGAATTAAATTTTATAATTATTGCATCAATATCATCATTTAAAACAAGCTCATTAAGAGTACCAACAAGAGCATCAACAGATAAACCACCGCACGCCATTTCTAAACTTGAGAGATGTTTTCCAATAACTCCGCGAGCCTCAACAATAGCGATACTTGACAAGACTTTGACTTCTTCGCCCTCTTTCCGATCTTCAGAAAGTGGCATATTTTCGCCTGCACAATAAGCCTCGAAAACGCGTTGAATAGATTGATGAGCCTCGCGAGTTATGCACCATGCTTCATTATAGATTTTGTTAACTATTAAAGGCAACATCTGCACCCTCGCTATTTTCTGGCATCTCGTTAACATTAAGCATTGACATCTCTCTATCCTCTATCTTAATTCCTGTCTCCGTTTCTACTTCTTGCTGTATTCTTTTTCTAAGTGCAACTTCTCGCGCTCTTTCTAAGTAATGATCATCTATTGATTTTCCACGCTCGGCGACTAGTTCAGTCATATTGATTGCACCGGAGCGCCATTCGTTCATTTTCGCAACACTATCACGACCGCCATCAATTGAAACTTTCGGTGGTAGTGTAAAATTCCATTTATACCAATCGTCATTTTGAGGTAGTATTCCGCTTTTGATTGCCTTAGCGATTGCATAAGTTATTACGCGCTTTGTAGGTAACTGCAAAAGTTCTTGCCTATCTTCAACCGCTGATCTAACTTTCTCAAGTTCAACCCTAACGCTAGTTCCTGTTAATTCCGCTGATTTCCAAGCATAAGCATATGACCAATCCATACCGCTTATCATTGTTCTGATTGCGCGATCTTGAAACTTTTCCCAAATGTCCCCAGGTCGATCATGAGTTATGGCCTCAAGTTTAGAACCTGAATTAGATTTAAAATATTTAATGCGTCCGCCGTCAATGGTCTGTGTGGTGATTCCTTCGCCATCCGTAGCATTGCCAATCAAATAGTTTGACGGGTCGTCCTCGTCTATACCGCCTTTCTCATTGTACTCGATAAGAGCCATAGAGCTAATCATCATCATTGCGATTTCTTCCCACTCTTCAGACTTAAGAGCGCGCATCATTTTGTCTAATGAGTGAGCACCGGCACAAGTACCGCGTGACTGCTCAAACCATAACGGATTAAAGACCTGTATTAAGTCACGAGCCGAAACATCAACATCATTAAAAGTGCCGTCGTCTTTTTTATCGCCTAAAATACGATAAGCAACAGGACGATCTAACTTGTTTTTAATGACGCCTTGACAGATTCTCAAACCTTTATAAGGTCCAGACTCAACACGATCCTTTTGATTGTCGCGCTGTCCGACTCTATGCGCGCCAATCATTTGGATTTGAGGATAACCGCTCTCAGCTGCCGTAAGTAGGATAAAGTAATCACCGTCACGATCAACAGAGATAGAACCTAGATGTAAACTTGTTTGTAAATCAAACATAGGCCCGCGAACGTTACAAATAGAATACCAATTTTTAAGCCATTCTTCTGCCTGCATGCCCCACTCACGATCTTCGCCCGTGTATTTTGCAAGCCATGATTTGCCTATCGATAAATTAGCCTTTTGATTGATTGCCGTTTTAATCGCGCCATGATTAAAAAACATCTTACGCGAAAGTGAAAGCAACTGCACGCGATCCCAATCTGGTACAAGTTTATCAAAGTCATAGTTTCGATTAGGTTCATTAACCTGTTGAGGTGAACGCTGAACTGCTGTAGCAAACTTCTTATTCGTTAAGGCGTAGCCGAACTGATCTACTAACATCTAAAAACCCCTATTGCACTATTTGGCGTTGCATAGCCTCTATTAATAGCATCAATAGCAAGCTGTAAAAATTCTAAGCGCTGGCCCTTCGTCATTGAGACGCTAGCCGTGAAGGAAGTTCCATTGCCGGAGCCAGAAGTTAACTCCCGTGATGCTTCGGGATTCGTAGCCAACTCCATTACAAGCTCGTTTCGCTCAGTCGTGAACGTAGCTAAAAGCGTGTTATCTAACGCGTGAGCCTGAATTATAGCCTTTTCGATGATCCTAGAAATAACCATAAGCGCCTTATAAATTGCAATATACATTAATTTTACTACACATGTCGATAAAATCAACACCTATGCAATAAAAAAAAGAAGCCCTACAAGAAGGGCGCCTGTAGAGCTTCGCAACAATATGGATACGCTTTGATAATACTACTTTAAATGCTCTTTGTCAACTATTCATCTTTTGAAATCAAGCCGAAGATAATAGCCCCGACTAGCTGCATGCATTCACAGTCCCATAAGTGATTGTGTTTTTTAGTTCTGACCCAGCGTAGTTTTACATTACCAGTAGCCTTATCTATAACTTCTTTTTTACTTTCAGAATCGATCTGCGTTTTAAAGTCATCTGACAAATCAGAAGGTAAAGCCCATTCGTGGCTTTCACCATTTCGCAAAATGACAAGTAAATCTTTTATACTTTCATTTGACCAGTACAGGTACTTTGCGTGCGTTCCTGCTGTTGTCTGTGCTGTTGCTATCTTCGAATAAGGCTTAAGTACTTTCTTGCCTGTTTTCGTTATCGTATCAAATCCGAGTTTATCTGCTCCTTTAAGTGCGATCCATTTGTAATAGGCGCAATGTTTATAAATCTCATCTGTTCTATATTGTGAGTCAATCAGTAAACATTGAGGATTGACTTTGTATTGTATCCTTAAGCTTTCAAGTGTTTCAAATGTAAGCGCCTTTCCTTCTGAGATTAACATACTGCTGCCGTCCTGTCTCCATGCACGACAACAAAACCAAAAGTGATCCTGTTGCACGTCAACAGTTAAAAACCTACAGAATTCATCATTGATCTTTTTTCCATCAAGATACTCAGACTTGCTATAAGTTGACAACATCAAAGCCTCGCGCGCTTCTTCTGTTTCATGCTTCCAAGTCTTGGCTTCTCTCTTTTGTACAAACTGCTGAAGTGCTGACTTGTCGCCGAGTGCAATTTTATTTTGCGCGTTGATAAATTCCTTAACTAGTTCAGCCCAATCAACATACCAAAGACATTCAGCAGACAAATTAAAAGATACATGACGACTAAGACCATGCTTAGTAATTACATATTCAGATTGCGTGGAAAGCCTTCTCCTGGTGCGCCCGTCATTGCTATATTGCTTCTGGCATTCTGGGCACTCCATGAATACTGTTTTCTGTGTCTCGTTTATATCGCATTTTCCATCATCGCCGTAAATCTTAGTATACTTTATATCGTCGAACTTCCATTCTATTAAGTTGTCACAGCCTTCACAACGCCAGTGATATACATAAATAGTGCCCTCATTAAATTCGTTATCAAAGTCGTCACCTTCAAAACTTCCTTGACTACATAGAATGAGTCTTGAGTTCCAGCGGTCGTGAGTTCTTTTCTTAGCCTCTCCAATCATACCACGCTTATAAAGCCAAACTTCATCCATAATCACCCATCTTATAGACTTACTCTGAAGAGTTGAATAGTTAGCCGCGCCAATGATTAAATCCATATGAGGAAATATGATCTCTGTCTTTTTTCGTTTGTGTCTATCAGCAGGTAAAAAAGC